CCGCCATAATCTTCGATTATGTGCTAACGCCTGCGTGTAGGGGTTCTTGGAGACGTCTCTATAGATATCTTCAAGTGATATGTTGGAATCGAACAGCAGGTTGACCACCAGGTCACCCTGGAGCCTGTCCAGTGCCTTGACAGGTTCGGCATTTTGGTCAGAAAATGTGTTCAGCGGAGGAAGTGATTTCTCCGTCTGCTCGCGGACAAACCAAGGAGCATAGCCTCGTGCGAGGCTCATCGGACGCTTCTCTTTGAAATTCAGAAGAATCTTCCTGGCGATCTTTAGATCCAAAGGACTGTTCTCTCCAAACTCAATTGGAAGGCCCAAGCCTCCCAGCCACTCTGGTATGAACCAGGGTAGCCGGGTTCGCACCAGCTCCTCCTTGATCTGACTAACCCACATCTTAAACAGACCCAGACGTAAGTCTCCCGGCGCCTCATTCACCAATGCGTGACTGATGGCCGATGCATTTTGTGTTGGAGAGGACTGGTCCAGTTGACCTGCACCAGTCTCCTCTGCGCGACGATTTCCAAGAAGGATGCCAAAATTTGCGAATCTTGTTTTTAAAAAACAAGACTCTCGAGTAATGGTACCCTTTGTTGGACTTTCAAACGGAAGGTCCCGTGGTGGCGTGCGCAAGTAGGTTCGAGAGTTGATGTTGAGGAAGTCTTTTGAAAAAAAGGTCTTCCCCACCGACTCTTCGAGCCCCACCGCGTTCGTCACTTGGGACCAGACCCGTCGAAGACCCTCTGGGCCTTTGACGATTAGGTCATCCCCGTTGATCCCCATTGGGGCGTCACGCAATGACCAGGTTTTATCCTCGGCCATCTCCAAGGCATACCGCGCAACCGCGGCATTTGCCAAGCACAAGATCGGGAACGATACGATCGAGCCCATAAGCTGACCACTCCGCTGCTTTCTGCGCCGCCCACCCTTTGAAATAAAGGTATGGCCGGTCAGTGCGCGGATAAACAGTTCCTTCTCCACCGGACTCAGTCCGATGATCAGGCTGATCTCCTCAGCGAGCGTCTCTGCCACCCAAGGTTTTAACTTGTCGGTGGCGGCAGCATAGTCTCCGCTCAGGTAGTATTGGTCGGGGCCAAGTTAGGCCCCCGTCAAGTCCTGGACTCCCCACGCGTCGTCGGGAGCTCCGATCAGCTGAAAAACCCTTTGCCTACGCATGGTTCCGTGTAGGTAAAGTTGAAGGGATTTTAAAACTGTATAGGTCAACGGTGGCCCCTTTGAGATTACACGAATCTTGAGGGCTTCCAGGAGGCCGACACCACTTACTAGTGGTTCTTCCTCCATGGCTGCGTACTGTAAATCATCCCAGAAACTCTGGTATGTCTTTAGCAGTGCCTCACGATCGTACGTATAGTACTCAAGTTCGTCGTCCACCATCCCTTCCGAAGAATCCTGGATCTCCTCCTCGAACCGTTCCGCAGTATTTACTGGCGTAATAGGCCCGAGGGGTCCTCCCGGAGTTCGATGCTTCTCGAGAAGCTTCGAAGTGATGATACTGCCCACGGATCCACCGTCTTTCCGTGCGCTCTCGACATTGCTCCCCGATGAGGGGAACAGTGGTCGGGTGCGCGCGGCATAGTCGTACGGCTCCACGTTGGCGGGGTTAAATACCTCCCTCACGGTTCTCCTTAGCTCCCTTTTCAAGGTGGCTTTGTTGAACAGGACATCCTTCCGTCGTTTGTCCGAAACATCTCCCCATGGTTTGATGTTTACGATGAGGTTATCATCATTCTTGTCGGCGGTTGTCAATTTGACAATTGTCGACTCAATCTTCGTCTCCTTATCCGTCTCACTCGCTCGAGGCATCCCTCCCTTGCTATTCAGCACGGTCGAGAGAAACTCGAAGCGACGGACCATCTTCGAAAGATCGGTCCAGGCGGGGCCCTCCCCCTGCGGGTCACGGGAGCACATTGGATACTTATGGAGGAAAGCTCGGACGGCACGGCCCAAGTTCCCACCAATCAGAATTCCTGGATTGTCCTTTCGTTCGAAAGGCTTCACCGGAAGTGTCTGATCAGAGTGGAAGGAGAAGAATGCGGCAAGTTTGTATTTAACAAACTTTATCCAGCCGCAACCTTTTGCTCCTTCGACCCACTCCTCCAACGCTCTTTTCTCTGCGTTGCGGGTGTCGGTCTCAGTACACAGGCCAAATAACTTGTATACCTTGAC